GAACTGTCACGAACTATGGTATAAGTGACAAATGTTTACTAATGCTTTCTGTTGCTTATCAATAGTTTAGTTTTTGCTTGTTTTTATTTAAAATCATTTCCGTTATTTTTCGTCATTTTTTTAAATCGTATTCATCTTCGTATTCATTTTCATACTCACCTTTGCCCGTATAGTTGAGAAGGCTACAATTTAGTTCTAATAGTTTACATTGGAGGGTGTCCCCTCCGACTCCCCGACCTCTGGACAAGGTCTATTTTTTTGAAAAAATTTAAAAAAACTTCATCAAAACTATTGACATTATATAACTTTAGTTGTATAATAGATACATAAGGTTAAGGAGGAAACCTTAGACAAGGAAACTAGTAGAAAGGAAAACAAAATGTTTAAGTTCAAAAAGAAGCCACTCAAAGTAAAAACAAATAAGCTAGTAGTCAAAATAAACTTATTTATAATCAGCTTTGAATGGCACTTAGAAATTGGATAGTGAGAAATCACTATCCACCCCTTCGGGGGTGTACTTAAATTATAACAGGAAAAACAATGAAAGTAAATCTAAAAATTAGAAAAACCACTAAGCGTGAAAAAGTTGAATTTATTATCGGACTTCTTCTACTCCTATTTGCAGTTTGGTATTTTATGAGGTAATATATGTCAGTAGATATTAAAGCTATCCGCTGGCTTTTAGACAACGCCACAGCCTATGCTATCAGCAAAAACTGTGGCGTATCTACTCAAGCTGTGGATAAATATAAAAATGGTGTATCGGATATCATGAACATGCGTTTAAAACACGCTATCAGCATGACTTCTTACGCCCATACACTACAAAAAAAACAGTGAGTACCATCACTGTTTTTTTGTTTTGAATAAACAAAAAAACCGCCAGCGAATGCCAGCGGTTTAGTGTAATTAAATTTTGAAAGCCTTTCTGCTTTTTATTTAGTTGTGATGAGCCCTTCTGGCTCAACCACGAATTCAGGCTTATCAGCAAGTGAACCATCTGGTTTAAGGTAATACCAGCCTTTGCCGTCTGCTGATTGGACAAATGCGTTAGATACCATGTCCCCGTTTTTAGCATTGAGATAGTACCAGACATCCTTATACTTAACCCAACCAGTCTTCATAGCACCTTCACTATCAAAGTAATACCATTTGCCACTGATTTTCTTCCATCCAGTAGCCATAGCTCCTGAAGGGTCTAAATAGTACCATTTGCCGTCTGAATGTTTCTTCCACTTATCTTTGATCATATAGCCAGAGCCGTCAAAATAATACCAGGTTCCATCGATTTTTTCAAACTTTTCTTTTGGATAAGAGCCATCTGAACGAACATACCACCAACCAGTTGAATTTTCTTTCCAGCCTTTTTCAACGGTTAGTCCGTTTTCGATATCGTATTTGAATTGACTGCGACTGATACCCCAACTTGCTAAATAAGGGTATGGATCAACGTGGTCGCTATAATTATTAGGTTGATTGTTAGTACAGTATTCATGCGACTTAATGCCTTCTAAATCGTCAGAATCCAAAGTTTTTGGAAGACCTGCTTCATCTGCTAGATTGCGAAGTAATTCGATATACAGACGATAATCTTCCATGAACTCTTCTTTGGTTGAATGACTTTCAATCAGCTCGACTGCTGCATAGGTTTCATAATTCCAGCCACCTCCAACGTCATAAGCACCGTTGTTCACTGGTCCGACTTGCATCACTCGACCATTTCCCACAACATGTGAGAAAAAGCCTGATTCAACAGGTCTGCGCATATGGTAGTCTGCTTCATTTTGTGCGGTTGAGTTTTTATTACCTGTTGAATGCGCATGAACTTGACGATAAGGAGCGTATCCAATTTGTGGGAGTCCTTCTCTATATCTGCTTGTATCAATATCCATGATTTTTCCTTTTTTTAATCTTCGTTTGGTTCAGTATAGGTCAATGCTCGTTCACTATCTGAAAATCCTGAAGTCGTCGGATCGTTAACGACACCAACCAAAACAAGAAATGCAAACAAAACGTTGATAAACACTAGAATTTTATCGACTGTATCACCAAATTCCAAAGTTAGATTGAAGATATTTGCAAATGCTTGCGCAAGTAGTGCCAGCGCTGGAACTAAAGCAAGCCAAAAGTTTTTGTTTTTAAGTCGCACGGACCAGTTAATTTTGTTCATTATTTTTCCTCTGTAATTTCTAGTTCGAGAAATTTCTCAAACAGTATTTTGATAGCACCGTTTCCGCCTAATTCAACGTAACTTTCATAAAGTCTTGAAAGTTCTTCGATTTCGTGCTGATTAGTGAAGCCACGTTTAATAGCTTTTTTTAAGTTTTCCTGCAATCGAAAACGTTGTAACCGTTGCAATCCCTTGCCAATTAAAGTCAGATTATCCCGATTTTGTTTCCCAATTTCCGTCACTTCACCAACCGACTTTTCAAGGTCGCCGATTTTATCGGTAAGAACGTTGATTTGCTTTTCAGTTTCTTTTGTGTTTTGCGTACTCTTAAAAGAGAAATAACTAGGAATAATCACGATTAGAACGGGCGTGAGTTTGTCTAGTAGCGTTATAAATTCCAATTAAACCACCCCTTTTCTGAAATAGTGGTCTATTGAACTGGTTGGGTATCTAGCTCGCTTTTAGCTCCTTCCCACTTCCAAATTGCAAGAAGGCCATTTTGAGATGGTCCACCTTCAAGTTGTTTGAGAGATTCACCTTTGTAGGTAAAAGTCTGATTTGTCTGAATCAAGACACGCTTGCCTTCGCCATTGATTTCAGCGTGTTCTGGATCTTCAACGACAAACATATCACCTGGTTGATAGGCCTTACCTTCTTCAGCAAATGGGAATAGTTCGACAAGTTCCTTGTAGGTTGTGCCGTAGGCGATTTTCTCGCCCATGATGGAATCTTGTGCCATAACACGTACTACTTTATCGATTTTATTTGCAAGCGCAGAAAGTCTATCTTGTTCGATTTTGTTATTCGCAATCTTCTGCTCAGCTTGTTCCAACTTCGCTTGTGCTTTGACGATTGCTGATCCTGGGTCCAGTTCAGCCTTGATAATATCCAGTACTGCTTGAATCAAGACATCTTCCGGTTCATTTGTCCGGTCTCCTGTTAGCTCACGCATGTTCGCACTGTACCGATTGCCTTCTGACAGACGGATTTCAACCACTGTCTTGATATTGTCGCCAAAACCTCGTGTATAAGACTTACTTGCTAGTTCGTAGTTATTAATTGCCATTTGTCATTTTTCCTTTCACTTCTTCAAATTTTGCTTTCAATTCTTCATCGGATTCGATGATTTGTTTCATCTGCTCAAGTTCCATGGCTGTTACCGTGTATAGAGCTTCTAGAGTAGCTGATTGAGTAGCTTCGGTGCTGACTCTTTCGCTCAATGATTTAATCGTGAGACTGCTAATCTGCTTGTCTTGTTCGTTCATGTTGTTTCCAACCTTTCTACTTTTTGGTTTAATTCTTGAATCGCCTTAATTAGATAAGGTACGAATGCTGTGTAGTCGATGTGCAAGAAATCATCTTCATTATCAGGATTTCTTGAAATCGCTTGTGGAATAATTTTTTCAACTTCTTGAGCAATCAATCCAACTTCTTCATGTTTTTTGTCCTTGATGAAATCAAACTCAACCATATCAAGTTTGTTGATGATATCCATTGCGTTGATTGAAGTTGGTGCAATGTTTTCTTTTAATCGTATATCAGATGCCTTGTCGCCCCAATATTTTACGCTTCCGCTTCCCACTTGGTTCCACCAAACAACAGCATTGCGACCACCTTTTGGATTACCACCATCTCCATAGATGTCTCTGTTATTCATGTTAACGTCCGAATAGAAATTATTCGAACCATAAAAATTTATTGAACCAGTACTAGAAAAATCTACTTTTCTATAAAATGCAGCTTCGCCTTTGCAAACCATTGAACCATTATTCGTAACATACCAAGCTCTATCACCTGGCTTGCCCCAGTCATTTCCCCAGTTGACCCACAAGCACGTTTGATTCGCTTTCCAGCCGCCGTCGGACATACCTACACGAAAGCTGTTGCTACCAGTTAACCAGAATGTCGTCGGGTCCTTGTCATGGGTACCAATTTGAAATCCTCCGATTTTACCTTTATAACCTTCGAGCAAGGTTGCTGAGACTACTACTGAACGTATCTTATTGATAAAAGCTATTTTAGCTGCTAAAGTATCAGTGAACACATCACTAGCTACAAGCTTCTTAGCTAGAGCGGTATCAAAAATCAATTTGTCTGCTGCAATCGAATTAGAGCGAATGATATCAGTGTTCAAAGTTCCTATTCTGGCATCTCCGACAAATAAGCGTTTAAAATAACCGTCAATAGCCGTGATTTCGTCTAGTAGCGTCCTACCTTTTAGACGTATTTTAGCAGCTTCAATCAGAATGTTATTGCTATTCAGATTGATTTGAGAAGAAACCGCACCAGGTCCAGTAAGGGTTTGGATAGCGTAGGAATTATTCAGCTGTGAGACTTGAGTTTGAGTGACTACATCTTGTGTAGATGTGGTGTCACTGAATTTTTTAGGAGGTTTGTCACCTCTAATAAGCGATACTTGACCGATTGCGACTTGTCCGTTTTTCATCAACCAAATTTCAAGAGGGAACTCTTTTGATTTCGTTATCGTTTTATTGACCGTCATCGTACCTGTGATGATTTGAATTCCAGTTTTCGTAAAAGTCACACGATCAGAAGCAATAACGCTGTCATTGTTCCATAGCTCAATTCCAAGCGGTGCATCTGGTAAGACATCCACCCAAACTTCCATACGATAGCTGAGTTTTTCACCTCTCGCGAATGTAGAGGTATTGAGTGGCAATGCGAATCCGTGGTAGACTGCTTGATTCTTGCCACTTGTTGTAATTCGTAGCAATTTAGTATCAGACTGAACTTCGATAACGTTCGCATCAGCTTGTTTCTTGGTCCACTTACTGAAATTCGTTGGATCATATACCAGGTTAAAGTCATCCAAGAAATTAGATACACGGTTAACTAGCCCGTCAGCAGTCTGAATAACTTGTGAAATTGCTTGGTCTTGTCGTTGCAATGTTTGAGTATGTGATGAAACTGTATCTCGTACATCATTGAACTCTATTGCACTCACGATTTCAGAAGAGTTAACATCGTAGTCTGTCATGCGGTCAGAGCGTTCAAGTTTCATACCACATATTTCAATACTGCCGCTTCCATTCTGTCCGAACTGAATACTGTTATATACAGCATCAGCAGTAAATGTCAATTGGTATCTAACCCAATCTTTGTTCGAGATAGTTTTGAATAATCTACGATTGGTTTCGTTTGTGGTCCAAGAGCGTATTAAAAGATTGACGTTTTGACTTGTACTTGTCGATGAAACCCTTGCCCAACAGGACATTGTGTATTTCTCACCAATAGTTAAATTTAACCTTTGAGCAATGTCTTTATTTCCGCCGTTTGTATTTCCTACAATACGAATACCTTTTTTGATAGCGATATGCGGGGCATCTCTTAAATCAATAACCTCGGTTCTACCGTTACCACCAGAAACACTTAATGCCCAGGTTCCTTCCAAACCATCTCCTGACGGGATGATAGAAGAATTCTGCAATAGATTATCATTTCTAATAATATCTCTCAGTTTGGTTTCAATACGTGAGATAGTCCTTTGGAATCCGTCGACCGAATGTTTGACTGTGTTCTGGACTTGGGTTGAAGTTTGAAAACCTCTATCATTGGCCAATCTGTCAAAATCAGTACGAGACAATTTCTCGATAATCTGGCCAGCTTGAACTTCGATTCTGCTTTCAGCAATTCTCAACCTATCTGTCAGAGGGTCAACCTCTTGTTTAGTCACAAGTGTTTTGATTCGGTCTGTTATCTGCTCGATTTTAGCAAAATTGGAGTCAGACAAACCTTTAGAAGTATTAGCAGACTCTAGAGCGTTTCTAGCTTCTTCCAGAGCTTCTTCAGCAGTTCGACTGACCGTTGTGCCAATTGCACGAATCTCTTCGATTTTGGCTCTCTGGTCTTCGAGCTTCTCGTCCATGCTACTATCGAATGTTGAAAACCTATTGTCTATTTCATCCGACAGAGCACGCTTGTTTTCTTCAGCTTTGGCTTTTGCTGCATTGACTTCATCTTCAAACTGATTTTTGATTTCTTCAACTTTACGGTCAAAAGCAAGGTCAGCATTTTTAATTTCTTTAGCTAATTTCGCTTCAAAAATTCCATCTAAATGTTGAGTTTCATTCTTAACAGCATCGCTTACCACATTACCGATTGCACTTGCCAGACCTGACTTGAATTCACCAAAACCAATACTCTTCAATTTTTTAGCCATCGGTGAGTAGGTATATTTAGTGATTTTTTTCCTTACATCCAAATCGAATGTTTCATGGTAGACACCTACCACATCAAACATCTGTACTGGAACATCACTCTGACCAATGACATCAATTTCAAGGCTATCTTCCATCAAGTCACATAGACTAGTTCTGAAATACTGCTTCCCATATTCTCTAAGACTCGCTTCATCCTTCACGTCTTGGTTATTAACTTCAATCACATTTTCGTAAATTTGACTATACTTGTTAATGAGTGGACTATCAACCACGACTGTGAGGGTGCGATCAGGGGCTTTTTCTCCCTCGCCTTTGACAGTCGTTTTAAAAGTTATACGAGTCTTCAAAGACTTGGTAGAGGTCTTGTGCTGATAGCTAGACAGGTTCTTTTTGTACATAAAAAGCGATTCATTTTCTGAACCGCCATTTTTTAATAACCGTACCTGATAACCATGTCTGACTAAATCACCACCCCATTGACCAAGAATAGAGTGTTTATCCTTGGTCAAGGCTTCCATAGCGTTCTTAGTATCAGTATTGAAGGTATGTCTATCATCAATATTTGAAAAGAACGAGAATGGATTATCACGAGTGATACTTCCAGCGAATTGACTTAAAGCAGTTGAGCCAGTCGCTCTGTCAAGATTGATTGGATTGACAACATAGTGATTTAACAAGGTCATGACTTGATTGGCATAAACTTGAATATACCCATGTTGTTTCTCAACTTCAAAAATAACAAAGTCTTGCTCACCGTGTAAATCATCAGCAGTCAAGAATGTTTCTTCTCTCAACCGTTGCCATAAAATATTGTTAGTAGGAAATTTAAATGTTAATTGATAGGTACTATTCGCTTCTTGTGTGATGTTATCATCGTATGCTGCATTAAGAGGGATATTCCCTTCTGTTAAATAAATCATACTAGATACCTCCAATTAGGACGAATAGTCACCTTACGTACATTTCCTGTAAATGTCACACTGTTACGACCAACAGGGATTTCAAAGAACCCACCACGCTTTCTAAGAGTGTTCTGAACTGCACCGTTGGCATTGAAGAGGTTCTGTTTTCCTTGTCTACAATCAATCGTAGCTTTTGTGTTAACAGTCAGATACATAGTTTTCCGACCAATCGTAAGCGATACATCACCACTACCTTCAATATCAATGATAGGCTCTGAATAGACCGTACCAATATTGTCAATCGTTCCAGCACTTGTTAACACGACTGGTGTACTTGTTTTTTGATATCGGAACGGTTGCATGTCTAACTTAATTTCTAACTTCCAAGCATGATTCCCCAAAGGTTCAAAACTAGCAGTTATGAAATTAGCATAGACCAACGAACCAAGCTGATAGCTAAATTCTAAAATATTATCATTCGATTGAAATTTATCAAGAATATTTGAAATTTCAACCATTTTTTTAACGTGCAAAATGAAGGTTCTTTCGTAGCTAGCGAAAGAACCTTCTAATACACGATAACTGCCATTAACTCCGAACAGTTCAGTTTTTTTACCTTTAGGGCTTGCAGCTTCAATCTTTCCAAAATCTGTCACAACACAACCAGGAAGGATTGATGTATTAAAACCATTGATGATCATATAATTCATTAAATTCCCTCCCTTGCATATATTGCACCGTGTTGTTCATACGTTTTCATCGAAATAATGTCATTGTCTAGGTAGATATCTGACGATTTTTCAAATATCGCAGTAAGTATTTTCTCCATACTTGCTCTCAGAATCGCTATCTCAGACACTGTTTTACTCTCTTGTACTTCAAGCTGAGCTGAAGGCATGGCCAAACGAGCCTCAAGATTTTTGGTGACAGAGGCAGTTGAGTTCAAATCCAGGTTATCCCCTGAAAATACATCAGAGATTTCTCCAGCCATACCACCTACTGTTTCCTTAACACCTTTAAATCTTTCTTGCAGTCCTTGGTCTAAACCTTGCATGATTGCATTACCTGCAGGGATCAATAACTTACGGTCATATTCAATAGGACCTTTATGGTCTCGAATCCAATTTGCAATTCCACCAACAAAATTAGTAACTCCTTCCCAAGCAGATTTTAAACCACCTAAGAACCCATTAAGAATTGCCTTACCAGCTTCCCAAAGATTGATATTTTTAATTCCATTAAAAATACTTGTTACATTTGACACTAGACTGCTTACGGCTTGCTTCATGCTATTCCACGCTGTTTGAGCGCCGCTGACAAGCCCATTAATTAGTCCAAGGACTGTCGATTTGAGTGTTCCCCAAGCAGAACTTGCTACACTTTTAATAGTTTCCCAAATGTTAGACAATATCTGAGAAAATCCATTAAAGATAGCTTGCCCTGCAGAAGACAATCCATTCCAGATTGATTCCCCAACGCTCTTTATAGTGTTCCAGGCAGTTTCCCAATCACCATTTATAACAGCCATAACAAGCGTAATGATTCCACCAATAACATCCATAGCTGTCTGAATAGCAATTTTAATCAACTCCCAAACCGTTGTTACAACCGTGCAGATGTTGTTCCATGTTGTCTCAATAAAAGGAGCAAGGATATTCATTGCTATTTCAATAATGGATTGGATGATAGGCATAACAGTTTGAATTACCGTCTGGATTGTGTTCCATACAGTTTCAAAAGTCTGTTGAATCAACCCTTGATTTTCAGACCACCAAGTAGAAATTTTATCCCAAACCGTCTTGATAAATGAGGTTACTTCTTGAACAATTGGAGTTACAAATTCCACCATAGCGTTCCAAGCAGTGGTTGCAGCTGTAACCATATTATTCCAAACTTCAGTAAGGACTGGCGATAATTCAGTCCATGTTGCTGATAGCCATGTCATAAAATCTTGGAAGATTGCTTTACCTGTTTCTGTTTGGGTAAAGAAATACACTAGACCTGCAACTAAAGCACCAATTGCTGTAATAACAATCCCGATTGGATTTGCGCTAAGGATTGCAAAGAATCCCATTACTGCAGTTTTAACTGTTGCAATGATCCCAGTCAAGCCAGAAAGGAGCCCAGAAACCACTGAGAAAATTTTAAATCCAGCAAATGCACCTGCTAGTGTTGTTAATATTCCTGTTAGAGCACTTCCAATACCCTCTCCAAACATACTTGTAAATACACCTTTTAATGTCCCTAAAAGTAGTTTAGGAAGTTGTTTTAGGATATTTCCGATCATTGGCGCTAGGTTATTTACAAGGAAAGTTTTTGTTGATTCCAGCAAAGCATCAAGAGCTGGTTGGATATCCTCTCCCAAAGCTAACTTTCCAAGTACATTCTGAGCTGCTGCTTTCATGGATTCAAACGATCCGCTAAAAGTAGATGCTGCCTCTTTAGCTGTTGTCCCAGTGATGTCTAAATTCTCCTGGATAGCATGAATGGCGCTATAAACATCAGAAAGGTTGTTAATGTCGTACTTGACACCAGTCAACTTCTCTGCATCGGCCAATAAGCGTTGCATTTCTTGTTTTGTACCACCATACAGTACGTATTCGCCATAATTCGCTAAATTATGACCGTCTTTTCAGACTGCTCTATGTCGCCATAGAGATTAGACTATCTCTTATGCTTTTAAAAGCATCCTAGCGCTTCGACTCGCTTGAGCCTACTCTACTCCATTAAAAAAACACCCTCTCGGATGTTTTTTTGTTTCGATAGTCGTTACACTTTCAAGATTAAATCTTGCTTAGCACGGTATTGTCTAGGCAACTCCTAGAGTTTCACCGTTTTCACTAG